CCACCCCTGCCAGGTTTACCACCAGTCGCTGGGGGGCCTGGGTCTGAGCAGCGGTGAATCCCATCTGCTCGATTTGGGCCAGGGCCTCTTGTCCGTATGGGGCAGTGGTCATCTTGATGTTATCTCCTTCCGTTTGGGGGTACGCCCCAGGTGACGGCTGGTCTTTCTCTTGGATTGCTGGTTGACATGAGTGTCGTAGCACTTGGAGCACAGATCGTCACCCAGGGAGTCCTCGATTCCGCATTTAGCACAGAATCCATTGGATTCCTCTGGCATAGGCCTGGGAAAGGTACTCATCATTTAGCGGGGGCCTCTGCTGATATGCCTTGCTCCACCTCGATCGCCCTCATAGCGTCGTTTAGTCTCTTTCTGTTCCAGGTGGTGGGTGTCGTACTGGATATCTTCTCGTCCAACTCGGTCCAGGCAAGCTGGTACCCCTGCTGGTCTGCGTCGGTCTTGTTGTCGGTGCCGGTCCAGCCATTCAGGTCTCTCCCTGCCAGGATTGCCTCGATATTGCGGACCCGGATCTCCAGGTGGTCAATCTCGGCATCGGCTTCAGCTATCCCAGTGACCACCGCTTGGCTAGATTCGGGATGGGCCGGTTCCCATATGGTCCCGCATCCGGTGCAGGACAGGGTAAACTGCCCCTCCTCTTGGCCCTGAGTCCAACTCACTATCGGTGACTGACAGCACATCTGCTCGTTCATTTAGGTCACTCTCCTCTGTTCTTTTAGTCTGTCTAAATAGTCTCGTGTCCTAGAAATAAGCATCCAGTTCTCCTCCACCTCCTGGACGCTGAAGTTGATCATGTAGATCCGGGACCTGGCGGTGGGGGGCCGGGTAGTTAGATTAGCGATTGGCATCCACACCGACAGCGTTCCGTAGGCTTTGCAGTAGCCTTTGCACTGGGCCATCCAGTTCGGGTTGTCCCTCGGGTCAGATGGGGAGGCGAACCTGAACTTTGACTCCTGGATGGCTACCACCTCGTCACCGTCCCGCACCAGTCCGTCCACATTCATCCACACGCCCTCGAACTCCCTCTGCTCCGGGCCGGTGCTCGTCATCCCCATCTTCCCCACCCTGGCGGCGAACGCAGACCTCGACGCTTCCTCCCAGATGTGACCCATGCTCATAAGCCCGATCACCTCTGGACGAAAATCAAGACCGGGGGCGTCCGGATCAAACCACACCAGGTTGTCGGGGATGTCTTTCTTGCTGGCGATCAACTTGGAGGCTCGTATAAGGTCGGTTAGGTGGTGGCCGGGAGCACGAGGTGTCCCCTCCACGCAGGAGGCGATGAAGTCTAACCCGAAGTCCACCTCAATCATCTCAGGGGGCAATTCACTCCAACACCGCCCCTTCCACCAACCCCCCGGTCCGCACCACCATTATCGGGTTATGTTATGACCGGCTACCTGGTACCCAACGCCCTCGAGGGCCGAGGTAAATTCTGGCGAGAAGATATAGGTAGCGAGTGGATCCCGGAAATCGGCTTCTGGGTAGGTGCTATAGACCGATCCCATAGCCTGCTGGAGGGTGAATTGATTTCCCAGCGAACTTACCAGTCCCATAGCCAGACCATTCAGGTCCACGGCACCGTTGGGGCTTGGGGCAGCAGCTGGAGCAGTTGGAGCCGCTGGACCCGCTGGAGCCACAGGAGCAGGCGGTCCACCACCACCAGCCACCGGCAGCGGAGCAGGCGGTGGGCCTCCCGGTCCTGGATTGGGGATTGGCGGGGCGGTAGCCGTTGGAGCTGGAGCAGGACCAGCCTCGGCGTCCCAGGGGAACCGGTGGATCTGCATCGGGACGGCTATGACGTTCTGCCGCCCTCGCTGTGCTTCGGTCCTGGTCAGTCCTGGACGTGAAGGCTCAGGTACTCCGTCCCAGTACGCATACAAGCCATCAAGGACCGACAGGTCTCCATCCGCTAGTCTCTCCACCGGAAATCCGGCATTGACCAGGGCTGTCATCAGGATACCGTGGTTACTGTTCTTGGAGATGCCAGTCGCTTGCCCCATCAACATGACCTTCTTTCCGTCCTGGCTGGGAGCGAATCTGGTAGGGTCCCCGATGCTGTAATGTTGGGTTGAGGTTTGGCCGTTATCATCGACCAGGGTCAACTTCGAGGCCACGGTCTGGGGGGCCTTGCCCTGGTAGTCGAAGTAGGCAATCCGGGCTTCCTTGATATGGAGATTCTGCTGGATCGGTGGACCCCCACCTTCCACCATATCGTCGGGGGCGAATGAGGCCGCTTTTTGCTGTTGCACCATGGGGCTTTCCTCCTATATTATGAGTCTTGGTAGTGTACCAGGTGGTTTGCGATGCTGTCAAGTGGGTTCCGTCACGACATAAATCCACACCTCCACTAAACTAGGGGATTCGGGACCAAATCGGTCCGCCTTAGGAGCCTCGACCTGAACCACGGAGGGGCGAACTGGCTGTTTTTCTTCCAGAACCACCCCCAGTTATCGTCGATTATCAACACCTCGCACTTGTCCGAGGCAGACCTGGTCCCCCGCCCCGCCTCCTGGATCAGGGTCTGCATAGCGTCAAACCCGGGCCAATCCGGATCGTCCTCCATCCGGGCCTTGATCACCGGATTGCGGGTATCAGCAAAAGGAATCTTTCCCACGATGATGTACTCGCACTCCAGGCCAGGGAAGTCCCACCCGGAGGTCACCGTTGGGGACACAAGCAAAGCCGGGGCCGGGGCTGTCTTGAACCGGTTGACGACCTGGACCACATCCTCCGGGGTATGGGAAAACACCAGGTTCGAGTGCCGGGTGTGTGCCATGAACAGGTTCCTCCGCTCATAGCTGACAGGGAAGAGGATCCCCTTCCGGTCCAGCCTCCGGTCGATGATCTGGTCGATCCTGGCTACCCACTGACGCATCTCGGCGTCCGTTGTCCGGTGGTTGATGCGGACGGTGCTGATGTGTTGGATCGGGGTGTTAGATGCGGGGAAATAACTAGGAACATCCATCCAGAGACGATCAGACTCCGGGACTCCCAGGAGGTCTGCGGTCTTGGGGGTCATGATGGCCGACATAAGGAGCACCTTGGGGGAGTCCAGGAAAAGCCGGGGTGAATAGTCGGCAGGCCAGATCGGGCTAAATAACCAGCCGCTCCCCTTCCTCTCCCACACCCATCTACCCAGGGAGGAATATACCGATTCCAGCTTCCGGACCAAGGCCCCCATACGCCTACATTGACGGAGGACCGAGGACGGCACCGGATTGCTACTTTCTTGGCTTTCGGCCACCTGGAGCTTGAGGCTGGATTCGGCTTCCCTGGCGGAGGTCACCACGCCAAAGGCCCATCTCTTCCATTCGTCCCAATCTGGGAAGCCTTCGCCCCTCGGCATATGGACCCCGATGGACTCGACCTCGTCCCGACCGATATAGACCGACAGATGGGACTCCACCGCCCGAAAAGCTAGGTGGGCTTCGTCCATGATCAGGAGGGGGATCGGCCCCAGGCCGTCCGAGTGATGGGTCTGTGCCAGGTAGTAACTGTAATTGGTATCCACCAGACGAGCGGATTTGGCAAGGGAAAGCTGGTCATAATAGAGGCATCCTTTGGCCTTGTGTTCGCACCAGATACCGGAGTGACAGGGGCCTTCGTCGGTGGTGAGGTCGGGGCTGAGGGTGCATTGGTAGCTGTTCTGGCCCCGGATGTCCTCCATCCCGATCTGGGAGAAGTCCCTGAGCAGTTGCGCCTGGAGGCCTTTAGTAGCGGTGAGGATGACTGCCCGACGGCCCGACGCAGTCGAGGCCAAGGCCGCTAGAAGAGACTTTCCGGATCCGGTCGGGATCGATGCGCACAGGAACCGTTTATCAGACGCCATCCAGTCCATGAACGAAGAGAACACCTGGTCTTGGCCCTCGTACCAGCTTGGGAAGCGGGGGTGCCCCAAGATCTGGGCCGGTGATGGAAGAATGGCGGTCATTCGGTCCCCCCAGTCAGATCGGCTATGTTTGTCTCCTCCATCAGGTACCCGAATCTGGACTGGATTTCGCTCAGGTACTGGTCCCTCCAGGCTGAGTCCGGCATTCGTTCTATCAGAGGGCGAACCTTAGCTACCATTACCTTGGCCCTATCTATCTGCCCGGAGGCGATGTAAGTGCCGATCCGTTCACCCATCCGGTCGAAGACCTGACGGAAGTCCTCGTTGAACTCCTCCTCCCTCATGATCTCGAGGACGGCGTCGACCTGGATCGTGACCGATGGAATGGGGGCCAGGGTCTCCAACCATTCCAGGTGGCGTCTGACAGCGTGTCGGATTACGTCTCCCTTGGATCGGTATGGGAAGGACTTGGACCCAACCACGGTCTCAATCTGCCGGTCGTGTCCGGGTTGGAGGCGAAACCAGGCTCTCTCGGAGTGGCCCTGGCTGTCGTTGGCCGGGACCCGGAAATCGTCCGGGGACAGAGTGATGTCGATGTCGTCGTTGGTATTCATTGGCATTGGTCCTTTTCGTCGGATTTGAGGGCCGGTCCCCCACAGACCGCCCTGGAAGGAGGGACCCATTCCAGGGTGGATTGCTGGATGGCCTCTGTGGGGGGACCGGCCTCAGTTAGTGTACCATGGCCTTTGCTGGGGTGTCAAGTGCATTCAGGA